TTGTTGTGTAATTGCTTCAGGTTCAGTACCTAATTGCTGTCTAGATAAAGATTGCAAACGTGCAATTTCACTAGGGTTTGTTTCTCTAGCTTTTAGTTCTTCAAGTTGTTTTAGAGATATTTCTAGTGGTACATTTGCCCTTGCTTTTTGTGTTTCTAATTGCGCCCTTTCCAATTGCAAAGGCATCAATTGCTGTTGCTGTTGGTAATTCTGTATATTAGAAATACCACCAATCAAATCGTTTAACGATGTTTGCTTAGTGGTTGGATAATCTGTGAATACTGGCATGATCTATCCTTATGCGGGCTTGATTAAAGATGATAACAAGGCTGTTTGTCCTAAGTTACTCAATGTGTTTTGTGTATTAACGGCTTGTGCTGTTTGAGCGCCTGCTTGTGATGCCGCCAATCCTGTGGTTACATTGCCATAAGTATTTGCTAAGTTTGCACCTACTGTTCCTAATTGGCCAAGTGAAGTTTGACCTAATCCAGCCGCATTAGATAAATTGCCGTAAATGTTTTGACGCTGTGTTTGATAATTGTTAAATGCATTTTGATACGCATTTTGTGCGTAATTTTGATTAAATGTGCTCAAACCTTGTAATGTATTACCTGATATTTGACCGCCACTAGCGTTAGCTAAGTTACGATTAGCACCCTGACCTTGTGCAAGCATGAAATCATAATTAGGTGCTAAACCAGCTTGTAAATCTGCCGCATTAAATTGATGGGTAAGATAAGGAGCTTGATTAGTGATTTCTTGAACAGCACCAGCACCAAGAGTTTGGTAAGGTTGTTGAGCTGTTGAATATTGGTTATAAAGGTCTGACAACACACCTTGCACGTTTTGACCTGCTTGGGTTTGTGTATTTGAGGCATTGGCAATAGCTTTATTAGTATTTGCCGCACCTAATGTATTTAATATTGCTGAACCAGCTAATACATTTGTAGGAGTTAATAAAGATGCTGCGCCTGCTCCTGCTGCGGCTGCTCCTGTAGCACCTGCACCTGTGGCGGCAGCTGGTACTGCGGCTGCGGCTGGAGTAGCAGCACCTGCTAAACCTGCGGCACCTGCGGCACCAGCAGCACCTGCACCTGCTGCACCAATTGTTCCCGTAGATGGATAAACCCCCATACCTGCATCAAGTGCAGATAAAGTTGTACCGCCTGCCACACCTCCAGCCGCACCACCTGTTGCGCCCGCAAGTCCTGCCGCACCCGCACCTGCCGCTGTGCCTGCACCAATAACCCCAGTTGATGGGTATACTCCCATTCCCGCATCAAGTGCTGATAAACCTGTTGCGCCAGTAGCTCCACCCGCTAAAGCACCCGCTAATTGACTACCACCATATAATAATGCGCCCGCTTTAATTGCTGGTGTGAAATTACTTAATCCACCCGCAAAACCGCCTTCACTAGAATTCAATCCTACGTTATAAACATTACTAGCAGTAACTGGTGCAAGTGTACCGTTTTGATTTAATCCAGTAGCAACTTGAACCACAGCACCATTAGATAAAGGCAAATTAATTGCAACACCGCCACTTGGGGTTGTTGTTATTTGATAATTGCCATTAATTTGTTGACCTGTTTGTGTGTTATATAAATAATTTTCTTCAGGTCCTTGCATAAGGGACAAAGTTCCATTAGCCAACGCATTTGACAAATCAGGATAATCAGTTTGCGCTTGCCCAAGTAATTTTGGATCAGCTTGACCATAACTTACACCTACACCACCTGGATTAGTTGATGTAAACGGCTGATTTACAGGATTAACAGGTGCAGCTATGTTTGCTAATGTTGTTGGCGCAACAGGAGGTGCGGTATAAGTAGGTGTTACAGGCGCTACAGGTGCTACAGGTGCAGCAACAGGTACAACTGGCGGTGCTACAGTAGCGGCCACTTGTGCTACTTGTTGGGGCGTAACTGTTTGTCCTGTTGCTTGGCTTACTGCTGCGGCAATCTGCGCTTGATTTAAACCAAGGGAAACACCAGCGTTATAAATAGCTTGTTGGCCTGCGGGAGTACCTATGTTTGCCGTAATAAACGATGACGTACCCGCAGGCAGACCCGCTAGAGCATCGCTAACCGCATTGTTGACTGTTGTTACGTCCATTTTTCCCCCTATACGTTGTAATATGGTACTTTAAAAGGCTGACCATTTACAGTTATATTGATAAACCCCACGGGGTTAGCTGGTAACGTTGCCGACCCAGTTGTTGCCGTGGTAGCCGAGGAAAAGTTCAACAGATTCAGAAAGAATTGTTGCCATGCCCTAGTTGGCCTATTTGTCGTTTTGTCCAAAAACTCTGTTTGCGGATAAGGTTGTATCTGCTTTGTGTTGGTGGTGATACTCAATTTTCACCTCCACTAGCCTTTAAATTAGCAGAAACAATAACCGCCTTTACAGGATCAGTTACTACAACCTCAAAAACCCTATCCCTTGCCGTTCCCAATCTGCGCCAAATGGCACGATTTTTATATTTGCCCAATGCCCCTATTGTAGTCCAATGTTCGTTAGACCATGTACTTCCACCATCATCTGACCACCTTAACATGGCTTGTGGTAGGGTTGTTGTCAAGTTTTGTAGTGTGGCCACCCCAATAACCACCGTTTGCGTGGGTGGAACAATTAAAGTGGCCGTTGGATAAATAATATAAGGTGTGCCAATATAGATAAAAGGCGATACGGATAAACCTGTTGTACCAACGCCAGGCTGGAACTGTATCTGAAATTCCTCAAAATACTGTCTTTGAAAGTCTGAAACTAAATGTGGTGCTCTGCGTAAACGTCTAACGTTAGTACCATCATCGGTGTAGTTGGTTTTATCCAACTCATATATCTTGCCGTTGGCGTAATCACCCACAAGCACCATACCTTGAAATGACGCACAACAATTACCTCTGTGACGTGAGTAAGTGCCCGTTGTGTCCGTGTATAACCACTTGTGCCACATTCCTGACGCAATATCATACGCCCATGTGAGATTGATTGTAGGAAACGAAACAACATAAACTTCATGCCCTTCTAGCTGATATGTCCACGCTATTGCATCATCAATATACTGATTAGCAATGGAATTCTCTACTGCGTGGGTAGATATTCGTGTAGGCTTATAACCCTGCATTTGCATGATTTGTCCCTGACCACGAATATTCCTACTGACATAAGCAAATGAATCGCCTAAACGTGCAACGCTGTTTGCTGCGGCAATACCGTGTTGGGTAGAAGTGCCTGGTATTCTTTGGAATGGAAACGGAAACGCACCCACATCCACCCAAACCTCTGAACTAGCCTCACCCAATAAATAAACTTCCCTATGATCCACAATCAAAGCTACCAATTGGTCAGGTGCGCCATCCTTACTGGCAAATGACAATTGCTGACTAACAGGGCTTAATGCGTCAGATGCACCAAATTGTTGGCTAGATGGCCGTGAATAAACAAAGTAGTTATCAACAATATCTACCGTTGTACCGCCACTAAAAGCACCGTCATTCGATGGGATAACCGTAAAGTTAAGCGCATACATAGTACCAACCGCCACCGTTGTATTGGTAGATACCGTATACAAATTAAATCCACCGCTAGGGGTCAATATGGCCGTTACCATTGTGTTTACTGGTACGCCTGAACCTTGTATCGTCTGACCTAAATAAACCGTTCCTGTGGTCGATAACGTGGCATTCGTAGAACCTGCCGTTAGTGAAGCCGTAATAGTTGTTGCAGCAGAGCTGTTCATCAAAGTAGATGCAACAGTTTGGGATATATTTACCGTCCAACTTGTGCCTGAACCGCCAGTTATAACCGTTTCTTGAGCTACACCAACACCAAACAAAGCCTGTCCAATAGCAATCGTACCGCTTTGTAAATTACTGACTGTTAAGGTTGTTCCTGATATTGTCCCAGTAAATATGGCCGTTGATGGGCTAGAAATGCGCCAAGCGTAACGATAAGTTCCGTCCACAATATAAACATTTACACCGTTGTCAACTATGCCAACACGCCCGCTAGACGTATTTAAAATGCCCACAATAGTAGGGCTTAAGGTACTAGATAAAACGTAAACATAAGCGCCACAAACGGCTACCATCTGTGCGCCACCGCTAACCGTACGCAATCCACGTACTTCAGCACCAGCAGGCAATACCACTTGTGTAGTAAGTCCCACCGTTGGATAAAGCGCAATTACCCCACGTTCACCCTGTTGTTTAGTAGGGTCAACTTCAGGGAAAAAGTTAATACATTCCTGATCGTCTTGGTAGATCGATGGAGCTGTATAACTTGCGCCTACAAAGCCAAAATCGGGCATTATGTGTCCTTAACGGAAAAAACCACCACTAAGTATCCAACCAGCATCTCGTTGTCTACTGGTTAATATAGCATCTTGGAATCTAGCAGATTGAACAGGCTTCATGTTGGTACGCTTGATCGTACTCTTTGCTTGTGCAGCAAACGCATTGACCATTCCTATTTGGGTAGGACTTGCTTTGCCATATTGGGGCATCAGTCTCTCAGCCAAGCACCATTCCAAACAGCTTTCATAGCCTTGTGGCAATAAAATACTGTCATTTAAAGACGCATATTGACTGAACAAAGTGTCAGCAAAGATGTGCATCTCACCCTGAGACGGGTTTGGCCATACAAATATGTTACCCAATGGGTCAGATGGTTGGTAATACAAGGCTTTTGGCCAAGGTCCATTCATCGTTTTCAGACCAATCATGTTGTAGTCTTCAACGTTAAGAACAGCCACAGGGTAATCTAAACCGCCATTAATAATTGGCACACCGTTTGAATTGGTGTTGATGCGGACAAAACAGCTATTGATTGACAATGGACGCTGATAATACGCATTAATGGTCGTTGATGTTACGTTTTGGCTTATATTGACAATGTATGTGCCAACTTCATTCACGTTGCCACCAGCTCCAGTACCAAACGCCACAATCTTTGTGCCTACTGTAATACCTGTACCGCTTAACGTCATGCCCAAAGCAATAGCACCTGACGTAATAGCCGTGACTGTCAACACATTGTTTACAATTGATCCTGTAAATATTGCGCCAATTTCACCACCTGGTCCGATTGTGTATTGCGTTTGCCCTGCCGTAATAGGAAAAACAATCTCAGTCTTGTAATACACCATCATTTGCTCGTTAGACCATTGATCTAACATACGATTGAGCATGATAAAAGCATCTTGCGCTGATGCTGGGTCAGGCGTTTCCCCTGCCGCCAATGCGCCAATGTCTTTTAAAGCAGAGCTAATAATGTCGATTGGGGCTGTCATTTGTTGTCCTTATGCGGGTATTACAACGTGCTGATCGGGCGCAATTTCTTCTTTAATTGCTTCTTTTTGAATAGCATCAATCAACGGAAATACTTCTTTAAATGGCTTTGTACCCAAATACTGTAATATGGTGTTTACTAAACCTACTGATAATTCAATCTTTTCCATTATGTAATTTCCACCCAAGTTTGATTTGTTTCATCCCAAGAATAAAACTTTCCGTCTGTTGGATATGGTACTGGTGGTATCCATGTCCATGATGGCGCACTTATTGTCCAACTAGCGTAAGGTTGTGGTTCATGAAATACATCATTTGTTGCATCATAAATGTAACCCAATCCAGCGTAATTTGCTCTTAAAGCAACTCCATTATCAGGCTGACCATCAGCACCATAATGAATACCACCTCTTGTGTTATATGATGTTTTAATCCAATTCCCAGGGCTTGTATCTACAAAATGTCCATTGGTAAAAAAATCTTCTTCAGCAACAATAACTGAAACAACAATCCCATTGTTTACTTTTGCATAGTGACTCATGCTGTGTAACTCCCTGAAGCAGTAAATGTCAAAATAGTGTTTGAACCACTTGTTGTAACAGTTGGACTTCCTGTTGTATTTCCTGAATAATTAACAGTAGGTACAGATAAAATTACAACTCCTGAACCACCATTACCACCGTCAGCACCACCGCCACCGCCAGTATTTGCAGTTCCACTTACCATTGTATTGCCACCGCCTCCTGTGCCTCCTAGTGCAGTAACAGCATTTCCAGCAACATAAGCATACCCCGCACCTCCACCCGCATAATATGTTGGCGTTCCTGTTATTGATGAAGATGAGCCAATTCCACCAGTTCCAACGCCACTTGAATTGCCTATTCCAAATCCAATCTGTCCAGCTCCACCCGCACCTCCACCGCCACCATTTCTATATCCACCCGAATTACCTTGGCCTGATGTCCCTGAGCCTCCTGTGCCTGCCCCCGCAAATTCACCTGATCCACCGCCCGAACCTCCATTACCACCTGATCCAGCTCCTGTACCACCACCGCCACCGCCTACTGTTGCAGTTATACCTGTTAAGGTAGATGAAATGCCTGGATTACCTTGCGTTGAAACTGATGTTGGATAAGTACCCCCTGCACCTACTACGACTGAATATGTTGTACCACCAGTAAAAGATGTTGTTCCTGTTAATAATCCACCCGCACCGCCTCCACCAGGAGCATTTCGACCTCCCGATGCACCGCCTGCCGCAATTAAATATGATGCTGAATAAACTATAGGTGTTGGATTAGAAGCATTAAATCCTGAATAAGCAATCCAACCTTGTGTTGAATCTATGTAAACGAATGCAATAGATTCTCTATTTGTTGATATTGAAACACTACCAGTAGAACCATTTAATTTAGAACCGTTTACATTTATATTGCAATTATTTGTAGCAAAAGTTCCTGCATAATCAGTTAATTGAACATAATTTCCTGAACTTGGAGTAGCAGGCAATGTAACAGTAACACTTCCTGAAGTTGTGTTAACAGGATAAGCATAACCTGATACAGCAGTAAAGTTTGCAGTTTGTACAGATTGCCAAGATAAATAACTTCCACCACCGCCCGCTGGTGTGCTCCATGTTCCATCACCACGCAAATAAGTTGTACTTGATGGTGTCCCAGTTACAGGATTAGCCCCTAATTGAGTTACTGACCCAATTAAATAACCACTTGTAGGCAATGTAACCGCAGTTGTAGCAGTAGCAGTTAATGTTGTTGAATAAGCACCTGATGTTGCTAATGTAGAACCATTAGCTAAAGTCAATGTAGCACTTGATGCAGGCGCAGTTAAAGTTAATTTATTTACGCTTGTTGCTGTAGCTACACCTAATGTAGGTGTAACCAATGTAGGCGATGTAGCAAATACTAAAGACCCTGAGCCTGTTTCATCGCTTACAGCCGATGCTAAATTGGCACTTGTTGGCGTTGCTAGAAATGTAGCTACACCAGTACCCAATCCCGATACGCCTGTTGAAATTGGTAATCCTGTAGCGTTGGTTAATGTGCCTGATGATGGCGTACCCAAAGCACCACCATTAACTACGAATGCGCCTGATGAACCTGTGTTGACAGCTAAAGCAGTTGATACACCAGTACCAAGTCCTGATACACCAGTAGAAATAGGCAAACCCGTTGCATTGGTCAATGTTGCGCTAGTCGGTGTTCCTAGTATTGGTGTGACCAAAGTGGGTGAAGTAGCAAAGACCAATGAACCTGATCCAGTTTCATCAGAAACCGCACTTGCAAGATTTGCACTTGTCGGTGTGGCCAAAAATGTAGCAACGCCTGTCCCTAAGCCTGAAACGCCTGTGCTGATGGGTAAGCCTGTAGTATTGGTTAAAACGCCACTAGCAGGTGTTCCTAACGCAGGAGCAGTAAACGTAGGGCTAGTCAATGTAACCCCTGAGAACGTTGTTACAGTCGCACCTAAAGCCACGCTAGTAGACCCAATCGTCACCGTGGAATTAGTCAACGCTGAATTACCAATGTTTGTCAATGTGTTTGTAGACCCGCTGATTGACTTGTTGGTCAGCGTATCAGTTGTCGCTTTGCCCACTAAAGTGTCTGTGCTTGTGGGTAGCGTTAACGTGCCAGTATTTGTAATGGTTGATATTACAGGGCTTGTTAATGTTTTGTTCGTTAGTGTTTGCGTACCTGTAAGGGTAGCCACTACGCTTGTATCAATTGCAATCGTTACAGCACTTGCGCCCGTGTATGAACCGCCTGTCAATCCTGTCGAAATAGTTAACGCATTTGGGTTTGCCGCAGTCACCGTACCGCTTGCACCCAAGGCAATCGATGTGCCGTTGATGGTTGTGGAGCTGTTGACCAACATGGTATTAGTAACTGTGCCTGTATCGCCAGTAGTTACAAATGTGCCATTGACCGTAGGAACAGCTATGGTGTAACTTGATGCCGTGTTTGGGCCTGTTACAGATACTTGCCCACCTAATGCGGCTTGAAAGACTAGAGTTCCCATTGTTCTTCCTTAACTAGCTGTGTGCAAAACTGAAAAATTGATTGTCACCGCTTCACTATATGCGTTGTTTGTGGTGTTTTTAATCACCGCAACAAATGATCCGTCTGCAATACCCGCAATAAATACGTTGTATGCGCCTTGTGTTCCACCTGAACCAATTGAAATAATTACATTGTCTCTTACGCTTACTTGGCTATTTGTAACCGTAAATACCGCTTGAGCTGATGGTGCTAATTGGCTGTTTGCAGTAACAATTTGACCGCTTGAGGTGTTAATTGTCACGCCAGTTGTCTTGTTATTGGTCTGCGTTACGCTTGCATAATTGCCACTTGCATAACCAATTTGTGATGTAGCGTAAATGTTTGTGCTTGTAAATGTAGGATTGGCAGGGGCATAAAAATACACCCCCCCTGGTCCTATCAAACTTATGCAATTACCTGATGAATCAAATAGCCCTTGAACAGGAACAATTTGTGTAGTGACTGTTGATGCTACTTGATTCGTCATGTTTGCCCTTTAAGTTTGGTCGCTCATTGGCGTTACATACAAAGTGCTTGATGTAGAACCAATTGTAGTTACAGAAAATTGATCGGGCGGTACAGCAACAACCATAGGTGATTGCATACTTACCCCTAAAACAAATGAATTGCTTGTATTACCCGCTGTAGGCAATACTGCTGCACCTGCGCTTGTAGGCGCAATAGTAACAGCAATAACATTTGTTCCAGTATTCAAAAATCCGCAGTAGTTAATCTGATCGTTTCCCTTGGGCGTAATGGTTACGGCAGTCGATGAAGACGTTGTAACAGCTATGGCCGTTGTTGGACCAGCAATTCTAAATACAGATGTATTTGCCATGATTAGACTACGTTAGCAGGCAATGGGCTATCTTCGCAAGTCTTAACGCTAACTAACATAACTGCCGCAGCTTGGGTGACAGAAGTGCCAGTTAAGTTCAACAAACGAACAATAATTGAATTGTCTGTATTTGTGTAAGCATTACAAATACCTACGCCCACGGTCATTGCCGCATCAATCTGAACCTGAATTTTGTCTGTTGACTTAACGCCAGGACAAGAAATCGTCACTTCAGTTGTTGTGGTAGAAAATGTGGTGCTAGGAAATGTAAGCTGGCAAATCGTATGTGCTATTACGTTGCCACGACATATAGTGGTTTTTGACATAGTTATTCCTTTTAAGAATGATTAATTGTACATTAAAACAGAAAAAGCCACCCCTTTTGAGAGTGGCCTTTCTTTATTTACTCACAAATTAAGGTAAGAATGTGAGGTCATAGCCATAAACAAATACGTCACAAGTCGCTGCAATCGTAGTACCAACGTTAACATAAATGTTAGTTGGGTTAGATATAGCGGTGTTAGGATTTGTTGCGGCAGTAATGGTCACATAAGGGCCACCTGTGTTGCTTGTTAAAGCAGCAGTAGTCAATATGGTTGAACCTGTTTGTCCTGCGCCCGTATATACACCAACAGTAGCTGTAGCAATAGTGGTTGTTGCGCCACTAGAGTTCAGACCATTGGTAATAACTACGCTTGTAGGTACAAATTTAGATACATCTAAAACAATGGATGCTGTATCACCAGCAATAGCCAAGTTTACAGATTGTGCGGATGCAATCAAACGCAAGGCTTGGTTTGTGCCAAGTACCTGTGGGTGATTGCTTACTGTGGTTGCTGGTCCTGGATTTGCCATTTTAATTTCTCCTAAATGTTAAAGTTAAGCGGCAACACGGCAAGCCAACTCAGGATAGAGTGGAGCCCAACCATACAGAACATCCAAACGGGTTGGAATACTGTCATTATTGATTGTGTACTGTCTTACCACACGCATTGAAAGTCCAATTTCTTTATCAGACGCACGGCCTGCAAAGTGGACACCCTCTGGCAATTCAAGATCAGCAACTGCCAAGCAGAACGCATTACGGTGCATAATAATGTTCTGTGGTGACACAGTACCAGTATTATTGAAAGGCGTTACTGTAGAGGCTCCAGCGCTTGTTACGCTAACGTTTTGGAATTGACCTGCTGTAATAACGGCAGGAGAAACTGTAACGCTAGTTGTGCCAGATGTAGAAACCGTTGCTGCTGCGGTTACAACAAAGTTTCTCAACTTGTTTGAACCGTATGCTTGACGATTTTGTGGGTTGACCGCATACACGTTAGCAATTTGGATTACGTCACCAACGTTCAAGTTACCTGCTGCTGTCGTTGCTGACAAAGCGATAGTTGAAGTTTGTGCCCAACCTGAAGTCAGGAAACCAGTTGCAGTTGATGTATTGCATGACAAAACGGCAGTAGATGATGAGCCAAAGGTTTGGCTTACCACGTTCTGATCCATTTTCCAGTTCATACCAGCAGAGTCACGACCCATCAAACCTTTACGGTATTGCTCGCCAATGGCTTCTTGGGGTACAAAAAGACCTTTGAGTGAGTCAACAATCGTGGCTGATGTAAAAGGCTCAACAATACATGATCTACGACCGTCACGTGGTGCGCCTTCAGCGTCCAAGTAAGCAGCAGCAGTCAAATATGTGATCAAACCTGTAGGAGGTGTACCAGCAGTACCAACGATATTGGCTGTGTTGTTTTTGGCCATAACCAAACCATCACGGTCAATCTTGTTAGCAATAGCGGCAACAGCAGGCTTCAACACGCGATCAGAGAACATATCCAATGACAATGCCAAATCGGCACTAGTAAATTGGGTGTCCACATGGAATTGCGTGCTTAAAGTCACGGGAACGCTTGACTCGTTAAAGTCTTCAACATTCAGCGCTGGGCCTGTTGTACCGATAAAACGACCTGGTCTACGAACGTTAACTGTGTTACCGATCTTAGCGCCAACAACTGCGAATTGGTCATCGTAGTTACGGTCTACTTCTGAAGTAAATGTCAGTTCATTTTCCAAAACCATCAACGCTTCGTTGGTGATCTTGGATATCGTTAGCAAATTATTTGCCATGATTCTTTCCTTTGATTAAAAATTAACGAATTTTGCCCGCACGCCTTGCTTCTTTCCACGATTGGTAAGTTCCATGAAATTCCCCACTTGAGTTTATGGGAATATCAGCAACACCACCAGCCGCTTTTAAGGGTCGAATTGGCGCAGGAGCTTTACTTTTAACTACCGGCTCTGCTTTAACTTCATTCCGTTCATATAGCTTTTCCAATTTTCCTATTTCAATCAAAGCCTTTCGAGCTGGCATTTGTGCTAGTTTCTGTGCGTACTCTAAATCTTCTGCTAGGTGATACAGGATTCTTGGGCCTACATCGCTCTCTAGTATGGAATCTCGAATATCGTCACTTACCACCACGTTTGCCGTAGACACTATGTCATCATAATCTGGCATATCCGCTTTCACTTTTTCTAACTTTTCAGACCAAGATTGGATAACCTTTTGTCTTTCTTCGTTAGCTTTCCTGTTAGCTTCTTGCTGATCACGCTCTTGCAAAGCCTTTTCTGTTGAATACTGCGCCAATGCTTTAGCGTACTCAAACGCATCTTGAAATTGGCCAGGTTGTGGTTCTTCGTCAATGTTCTTCGCCTGTTGTGGCGTAGCCTGTTGCTCTAAAGCCCTTAACCTTGTTTCCAACGCTTCACTTCTTTGGCGTTCTGCTTGCGCTTCTGCCTTGGCTTGTTCACGTTGTTTTGTCAGTTCAGAAAATCTTTTCTCTAACTTAGGATTCTGTTTCTTTTCCTCGGTAGGTTTGGCTTCAATTTGCTCATCTTGTTCACTCTGATCGGTCACTTCAGATGGCTCGGTTTCTACCGCCTCATCTTCGCTCCTGTCAGCTATACCAAGTTTGTTAGCATAAAATTCAGCCGAATTCTCACTTGTCAGGACGTTTCCTGCTTCTTTTTCAGACATAGGTATCACCTAAGAATTAACCCCGTATACCTTACGGGTAAGGTTTGTGTAAATATTACACTAATCTATTACTTTGTCAAATAGCACGCTCGATAGCTTCTACTGTGGCTGCTTTCTCGCTCAATCTGTCCAGCTGAGCAAGATAAACGGCCAAATCAGCTTTCATGCGTTCAATTTCCATTTGTGTTTGCGTCTTAATTACCGTGTCATGCGCTTGCGTATCAGTACGTAAAACCATATCACGATGGTGTTTTTGATCTGTCAATTCAATCTGATGCGCCCTATTAGTCTCTTTAATCAAGGTGCGCTTAGTTTCAGCTTCTTGTTTCATTTGCTCAACATCAGCACGATTCTTCAGCATCAATTGCATACCCTGTAACTGTTGCTGTAGTTCTTCAATTGTCTTTTTAGACTGCGCCAATTGCATTTGAACTTGTGGCGGTACTGGTGATTTGTCATCAATCTGCGCCAATGGGTTAGCCGCTGCAAGTCGGTCGGCAATAACATCAGCGCCAGGGAAGTCCATGTTCCTAAAGATCAAGTCTCCAGCCACATTCATTAGGTTTGGATCGGCTGAAAGCATTGGCATCATGCTGTTGACCGCCTCGATGCGCTTGCTGTTGTAGCCTGGTCCTGTATCCATTACCACGTCATACTCGCCCACGGTAACGTCATTTAATATGGTCATTACGCCTTGCTCATCGGATTGGCGCTTATTAATGTCCACCAAATCAGGCTTACCATCGTCACCAATGATCCGCATTACCCTTGCTTGGTCGTAAATCTTAGGCACTAAATCAAGAATAATCTTGGCTGTGTGCTTAATGGATCGTGTAAGGTTGTCGTAATAATGGAAATTGGTAAGGTCAATCTGTTGTTGTTGACCGTTTAATGCTTTGCCTGAAATGTTGCCCGTGGCCATTTGATTTGGATCAAATATACCCAAAACAGCTTGCATATCAGCGTTAATTCCATCTGCTGCGGCAATAATGCCCGCTGGTGGTGCTTCAGGTTGTATTCTTGTGGGTACTGGAGCAGGCACGCCCTCAATGTCTTTTTGCTTATAACGCAATACTGGCATAGCTTTGATATTGGCCATTGCCCACTCGTTCTCATGCCCCTCATCTTGACCCTCAGCAAGCAACCACTTGGCTTTAGGAGCTAATGCAACCGATTCTGTAAGCGCAGTCTTCCAAAAGTTGTACATTCTTTGTGGGTCTTTTGCCATGCGAACCAAGCCATATTTCTTGCGCTTGTTGTCAACAACAAATTCTTCCCCATAAGTAGGCACGATTGGTATGTACTTTGATGGCCAAATGCCTTCTTCTAGCACTTCAATAGCTGTACATTTAATTTGCTTGATTTCTTTTCGGAAAGATGCACGCTCATCAATCACCACAACGCCCATTGCCAACAATTCGTCTTGTTTTGGCAGTTCTGATCTAAATTTCTTTACACCGTTGCTTAAAAGACACAGTTTGTCAGGTTTTCTTTCAGTATAGAAATACTCGGCTATGCGAATATCCTCTTTCATTACCCATTCTGCGTTGCTGTCACCAGTTCCACGTTGGCTGAATCCTGTTCCGTCATCAGCATCAGGATACATCTTGCGGAATATTTCTTTGCTTACAACCTGTGTAATTAGGCATTTCTCAGCGTCAGAGCCATCGGGCAATGTGCTATTAGGGTCAAAATAGACTGTAAATGGGTTGTGAATCGGCTCAATATAAATTTCTTGGTCAAATGAATCTTCCCGTACATAGTCGGTCTTGACACGCCAGTAACCAAATCCCATGCGTACAGCATAGTTAAAGGCGTTGTCGTAGGCGTGGTCAGCGTCTGAATTGACCTCAATGTGTCGGCAAATGCCTGTAAGTATGTCAGCTACCTTTGCATCGCTTTGGCTGTTCATGCCGTGGACTTTAATGCGTGGGCGTTGTTGTCTCTGTTGATTTGTGACCTGACGCACATACGCATCAATTTTATTGATGGTCAAACAAGGGCGTGCCTCTAAATTACGGCTATTTTGTATCTCAACGGGCCATTGATCACCTGCGGCAAACTTTAAGTCCTCTAGCGCCTCTGATCTGTTGTTAGTGTCAGCATCATTGGCTAACTTTAAGAATTTCTTAGCCTCGTCAATACGTGGGTCAAAGTCGCTTTGATTTTCGGACATAATCATCCCATCCAATTGCTATGTTCAAACACGGGTTTTTTAACTACCATTTTCTTAGGCTCTTGTATCATCAATCCTAGCATCCTAAACGCATCTGCGCCATGTGAATATTGGTCATGTAGCGGTGTGCGACTGAATTGCTTAGTATCAGGATCAACCTCATAACGATAGTGTCTAAGGCATTGTAGCCCATCTACGCAATTATCTCTATCAAACCAGCAATTCCTAAAAATCGTTCTTGCTGCATTGATACTGTCCACTACTGGCGTTCTAGGAATAATCCTAGTTTTATAGCCTGATGAACGCACTATTTCTTCTATTGACCGACCAGCTGCTGCCAATGTTTTGTTCTCAGCATCGTGTGGCAACCACAATGTATCGTATATGTAA